GCTCCTACTTCAAAAAACTTTAAAGATGCTGCAAAAACAAGGCAAATGAAAGGAAGAGGTGGGCCTGCGGATTTAAACAACGATGGTAAATTGTCCTCTTATGAAAAAACTAGAGGCGATGCTATAGATAAAGCTATGGCAGAACAAAATAGAGTTAAGAAAAAAAACGGTGGGTTTATAGCTAAAGGCTGTGGTAGTGTTATGGAACCTAAAAGAAAAGTTACAACAATCTCTTAGAGGAAAATATAATGAAAAAATCTAAAAATAACAGCATAATGAAAATGTCTAAAGGCAATGCTGTAATGAAAATGTCTAAAGGGACTGAGGTTAATAAGAAAAAATCTAAAGGCAATAGCAAGATGAAAATGTCTAAAGGTAACGCTGTTATGAAAAAGTCTAAAGGTGGATCTGTAGTCGCAGGAAATGCAAACAGAAGAAGAGCTGATCAAAGTTAATTAGTGCCGCATTTGATAAGTAATATCCCGCATTTTAAATGCTGGGTAAGGAGAGAATTTACTCATGATCACGAAAAATATCAAGATGAGTACATACACGCGCTTGCAATAGCGGTTAACACTATTCCAGATAGATCTTTAAGTTTCCAGGTTGTATTTACCGGGCAAGAGGCTAATTGTGATGATTGGGACGAAGGCAACATTCATGGTGGCGCTATGTGGGCCAGAATGCCCATACAAGGTCTTGTAGCAGATATTGCTATGGCAGACTACCCAAAACCTATGGAAGATCATTTAGTGCAACCCTGGGATTGTGAGTCTAGAGATCATTCAGTTATTGTAATGGATAGAGTTAGCTCTTCTCCCTGGATAGCAAAAATAGGATCTAATTTTTATCAAGCAAAATATTTATTTACGGTTGATTACACCAATAATGAAATTGCAGATGACTCTGCACAACACAAACAATCTCATGTATTATATATAACTGAGGATTGTGAATGGAAAGGTAACTTAATTGCTTTGCCAAACAATAGAGTAAGGGCAACAAGCCCTGCTTTATGGGTTACAGGCGAAGGACCTCCAGATTTTAAGCCGTCACAATGGACGCATTCGGCTGAAGGTCATGAGAGTTATTTAGACCCATCAATTACTTTTAATAATTTATACGAAGAATAATATGCACTACACCAAAGACTTAGATGAGGTTATAAAAGGACTAAAAAAAGCAAGTAAGCTACATGCTGCTCAAGCTAAAAAGTTAGAAAAAATAAATAAAGATCAAAAGTCATATACTGGTGTAAAAAAGAAAAAAGTAGTTAGGAAAAGAAAATAATATGGCGTTATCCGGTAGTACACATTTTGAACCAAACGTAACTGAGTTTATTGAAGAAGCTTACGAACGTTGTGGTCTTGAATTAAGAACAGGATATGATTTAAAAACAGCAATTAGAAGTGTAAATTTAATGTTAGCTGAATGGGCTAATCGTGGTTTAAATCAATGGACAATAGAGCAAACTACTCAAGCCTTAACCGAAGGTACTTCTAGCTATTCCTTAACTGGCGCTGTAATTGATGTTTTGGATATTGTTCTTAGAAGAACAGTTGGTGGCGTTCAAACAGATATTAGTATGAATAGAATTAGTAGATCTGAATTTACTAATATTCCCAACAAAGAAACAAAAGGCAGGCCATCACAATTCTTTTTTGATAAATTAACAACGCCAGCTATAAAAATATGGCCAGCACCAGAAAACTCTACTGATATTTTATTGTTTAATAAACTTGTAAAAATGGATGTTGCTAGTAAAGCAATAAACACTATGGACATGCCTTTTAGGTTTTACCCTTGTTTTGTAGCAGGTTTAGCTTATTATTTATCTCTTAAAAAAGCTCCTCAATTAACCCCACAATTAAAAGCTATTTACGAAGAAGAATTTAGAAGAGCTGCGGATCAAGATGAAGACAGGGCTTCTTTTAGGGTTCGACCTTACATATCTGGATTGTAAAATGGCTTATGCTTTAGGTAAATTTGCAAAAGGTCTTTGTGATAGATGTGGTTTTGAATATAAATTACTTACATTAACAAAAGAATGGAACGGAGCAAAAGTTTGTTCTGAATGTTTTGAGCCTAAACATCCACAATTAGAAGTTCACAAAGCGCCTTCAGATCCCGAATCTCTTTATGATCCTAGACCTAATAATGATGTGGAAGTTGGAGAAGGATTTGTTGTGGTAAGTGATGCAAATAACTTTACTGACACCAGTATAAATTTTTTAACTATGAATCCAGCATTATTAGGATCTAAATTTGTAGTAAGTAAAGTGACAGGTTCAGTAGGTACAGTTACAATTAGAACATCATGACATTAGCTGAATTAAAAACTTTAATACAAAATTATACAGAAAACGAAGAGACAACTTTTGTTTCTACTTTAAATGATTTTATTATTAGTGCTGAAGATAGGTTGTTTCAATTAATACAACTGGATTATTTTAGAAAAAATGTTACTGGTAATTTAACTGCTGGAAATACTTATTTAACGGCCCCATCTGATTTTTTAATGAGTTTTTCTTTAGCTGTAATAAACAGCACCAACGATTATCATTACCTGGACAAAAAACACACAAGTTTTATGCGTGCGTATTCTGACGATGCGGTTGCAGAGTCAGAAAGAGGAAAACCGTTGTATTATGCAGATTTTGATAAAGAACTTTCTACTGGAACAGATAACGGATCTACTTTAATAGTGTCTCCTGTTCCTAATTTAAATTATAACGTTGAATTACATTACCTTTACATGCCAACAAGCCTTACATCTAGCACAACTGGCACTTGGATTTCTAAAAATGCAAGAAATGCTTTGTTATACGGTTGTTTAGTTGAGGCTTATACTTTTATGAAAGGCGATGCAGATTTAATGCAATTGTACGATCAAAGATTTAATTTAGAAGTTTTAAGACTAAAGAATCAAGCAGAGGCAAGAGGAAGAAAAGACGAATATCGTTATGATTCTTTAAGAAGTCCTGTTTCTTAAAAAGGAGAGAAAATGAAGAAGATTAAAAAACTTGCAGGTAAAACTGTGGCTGTTGTTGGCCTGGGAAAAAGTTGGTTTGACTATAACCTGGCTAAATCTCATGGGGTTTACTTTGATGAAGTTTGGGCTATTAATGGAGTAGCCTCTGTAATTTATCACGACAGAGTATTTATGATGGATCCCCCGTCAAGATTTTTAGATAGCGATGATGCTGGTGGCCAAACAAAAAGTATGGCTAAAATGTTAAAAGAACACAAAGGACCAATTTATACTTGTGAGCTAGATAAACGTTGTCCTGGTTTAGTTGAGTACCCTATAGAAGAAGTTTTAACAGAAACTAATAGTTATTATTTAAATAATACAGTTGCTTATGCAATTGCTTTTGCGTATTGGAATAATGTTTCAAACATTAAATTATTTGGAATAGACTTTAGCTATCAAGGAAATTTACACTTTGCAGAATCTGGTAGAGCTTGTGTAGAGTTTTGGTTATCAAAATGTATAGAAAAAGGCATACAAATAGAAGTTGCAGCTACTAGCGGATTATTAGACACCAACGTTCCGGCAGAACAAAAGTTATACGGATACCATAGGCTTAGTGACCCATTAGTAGTTATACAAAACAATAACGTTTTAAAAGTTTCTAAAATGAGCCAGTTAGAAGTAATTAAAAAATATCACCAACCTACTCTTATAGGCAGAAATGATGATCATTTATATTCTCCAGAGCCTAAAAAATGGTAGATCAATTAACTCCTAGTGGATTGCCAGATTTAGGAATAATAGAAGTTGCTACTACAAACTATGGCGGTCATCCTCCAGAGTTCTGGGCAAAACAATTAACCGATAAAATAGTTGGTTACTCTGATGAAAATGAACAACACATTAAAGATCAAGCCAGAGCTTACCAAGATTTAATTTACAAAGTTTCTTTGATATATATTAAAAATGCTATAAAATCTTATAAAGCATCTTTAATTCAAGAATTAATGCAAGGAGATGCTAAAGATTTAGCTAAAATAATCAAAGGTATTTAAAATGGCAATTACATCAACACTTACAACCAGTTTTAAAACAGAACTGCTTGCAGCAACACATAATTTTGCTACTAATGGCAACGCTTTTAAATTAGCTTTATATACAAGTTCAGCTACATTAGGCGCAGCTACCACAGCTTTTACCACTACAGGGCAAGCAACTGGAACCAATTACTCATCTGGAGGAGCAGCTTTAACTAAAGTAGCACCTACTAGCGGTGGTACTACTGGTTTTACAGACTTCGTAGATTTAACATTTGGTACAGCTACAGTTACTGCTAGAGGTTGTATGATTTATAACGACACCAATGGTGATAGATCAGTTGCAACAATTGACTTTGGTGGAGATAAAACTTCTACCGCAGGAGACTTCACTATTGTTTTCCCAGCAGCAGCAGCCAATACAGCGATTATAAGAATCGCCTAGCCTTAAATGGCTAATATAAACGGTTGGGGTCGAGGGACGTGGGGCCAACTCACGTTTGGCGAAGCTTTACCAGTCATACTTACAGCTCCAGGCGCAGGAACATCTGCTATAGGTACTGTTGCGGTTGATGCGGAAGCAAATGTAGTACCAGCATCTTTAGTAGGAACAACAGGCGCACCAGTAGCAGGGGTAAACGGTAAGGCAATTGTAGCTGTTCCTGGAAGTGTAGGAAGTGTAGGTTCTGTATCGGTTGCAGTAGATGGTGAGGCAAACGTTACGCCAACGGGTCAAACAGGAACATCTGCATTAGGAGCAATTAGCCTTGTTACCAATAATAAATTATCTGTTACACTAAATAGTGCGGTTGGATCTGTTGGAGCTATTACCCCAGATGCAGAAGCAAACGTTTTTCCAGTAGGACAAAGCGCAACAGGGTTAGTTGGAGCAGAACTTTTAATATGGTCGCGTATTGATGAAAAACAAACTCCAAACTATAATACTCCTAATGGAATAGATGTCACTCAAACTCCTAATTGGGAGGAAGTGGCGTAACAAAGAGGAAAAATAAATGGCAAGTACATATGTAAATGATTTAAGACTTAACGAGATGGCTACTGGTGATGCTAGTGGTACTTGGGGTACAAACACTAATGTTAATTTAGAATTAATTGGTGAAGGCCTAGGTTATGGAACCGAAGCCATAACAACTAACGCAAACACTCATACATCAACTGTAGCAGATGGTGCAACAGACCCAGTTAGAGCTATGTATGTTGAATACACAGGAACATTAGATTCTGCGTGTACTATAACAATTGCTCCTAACACTATAAACAGAATGCACTTTATCGAAAATGGTACAAGTGGTTCTCAAAACATAATTATTAAACAAGGCTCTGGAGCTACGATAACCATACCTTCTGGACATACAAAAGCAGTTTATTTAGACGGAGCTGGTTCTGGTGCAAAAGTAGTAGACGCTTTTGCCAGTCTTAATGTTGTAGACCTAACAGTAGAAGATGATTTATTTGTTACAGATGATTTAGGCGTTGGCGGAGATATAGACTTAGAAGGCTCTATAGATGTGAATGGTACAGCCAACTTAGATATTGTAGATATTGATGGAGCTGTAAACATGGCAACTACTGCCCTTGTTACTGGCGTACTGACAACAACCGCAGCACAGGTAATTAATGGTGGGGCAACACTTGCCACAAACAAAAAAATGATCTTTCGTGATGCTGCAATTCACATAAGCTCTAGTGCAGATGGCCAACTTGACCTTGTTGCAGATACAGAAATTCAGATAGCTGCAACTACTATTGACATCAACGGAGCAATAGTCGCTAGTGGCGAAATTGCTGCTGTATCTTTGGATATCTCTGGTGCTATAGATGTAGACGGAGTTGCCAACTTAGATGTAACAGATATTGATGGAACGCTTAATGTAGCAGGTGTAGCTACAGCTCAAGTATCAGCAAACATAAATCAAGTAGCCTTAACTTCAAGCTCTAACGCAGTAGCTTGGGATGCAGCTGCAGCAGCCAATGCCTTTCATGTTACAACCGAGAATACTACCTTATCAGCACCTAGCAATCCTGTTGAGGGAGCAATTATTAATAT